ACCTGTAGCAAGATAGCCGTATCCGTTACTACGTGGTTGACGAATCCAAACGTAACCGTCGTACTCAATACCGAAACCATTATAGTTAACTGTAGAACCAGCCGGAAGTGTAGCGATTACTCCTGCACTTGTGAATGGTGCTGTACGTAACTTGATTGTAGTATTTGTTACGAAAGTTCCAGTCTCTTTCGTGAACCAGCTAGAATCGTAGTCACCAGTTGGTGGTTTTGGTGCTGGAGTTGGTTCTGGTTTAGGTTTAGGTGCTGGAGTTGGTGTACCGCCACCGCCGTTACGTTTCTCATTAGCGCGACGTTCACACTCTGCTTTAAACCAACCTACTCGTCCTTCATCTAACATACGGTGAGGACAATATTTACCGTTACGCTCTTGGTGAGTCTTAACTTTAGAGATTGGAATATTGAAGCGAACCATTAAGTCTGAGATATGCTCGATAGCATTCAACTCAGCTTTACGATAACGCTCTCCACCACTCATAGAGTAACAGATTTCGACACCAATAGAGTTACGGTTACCAGCTCCGTACGTACCGTCTCCAGCATGCCATGCATTACGGTCAAATGGTACTACTTGTTGTACTTCGAAGTCATCAACTGCTGTATGGAATGAGGTACCTTTAGAGTTATTACGAACGTTACGTACTTCTGCTGAAGCGGATGCATCGTTATACGTGTTATGGAACGTAATCTCGGTAGGATTCATCCAGTTAGGTCCAATTACTTCCAAACGCTCAGGGTCCGTTACCAAGTATTGTGTATTGATATTCATCAATTAATCATCCTTTCTATTTTTGGCTGCTTCTAATATAGCGGCAGGGTTACCTTATTTCTAATCTATTAACCTGCTGGTTGCGCGTTTTCTAGAGCAGTTATTCTATCAGATAAACCTTTTGTAATAGTATCAACCTCTGTCTTTGTGTAAGTTGTAAGCTTATCCGCTTTCTTACCAAGCTCAGTTGTCATGTCAGTCTTTTTAGCAAATGTAGTATCTGTTTCAGTTTTGGTGTAAGTTGTAAGTTTATCTGCTTTCTTACCTAACTCAGTTGACATAGTTGTCGTATCTACTTTCTTACCTAACTCAGTCGTCATATCCGTTGTATTAGCTTTCTTCTCAAGTAAAGTATCAACCTCAGGCTTCTTATAGTACTCTGTTAAGTCAACATCACTACCGCCGCCAGTGTCACCTTCCGGTATATAAATATTGTAGTACATTTCGTCTCTAACTAATTTAGACATACTGTAGTCCTCCTTCTATAAAATAAAGAACCATAACATATAGTCATGGTTCCATTACTTCTAATATAGCAGAACTTACCAGCCCTTTTCGAATATATCCGGTTTGGCAGAAGTTCCCATCACATCTAGCGCTGTGTAATCAAATGCATTCTCGAAAGTTTTCTTGATGTATGGCTCCAGAATGTGTTCCATACCTACCATCGAATATACTGATGATTGCGCGAAATGGTCAGGACCTTTGTCCATAATTACCTGATACATTTCCTTTGTTTTCTCATCTTGCTCATCTCGGATAACTACGTTTTGCCAATGCTCTAAATATAGTTTTAATAGTTGGTCTTCTTCTTGATAGAATCCTAGACGTCCCATTTTCATATCCGCGATGTGTTTCTTATTCTGTGTTAACTTGTCCACCGTAACCATGTTTCTATTCTCAGACCATACCGGAACGATTTGACCTGTTGAACGTGGGTTAGGGTTAACTTTAACACCGTAGGCAATACCTTCACCGAAGTGCTGGATTAGCTTGTCCACATAGTTACCAGAGTCACCGATATCCGCACAGATAATATCTGGTTGGTACGGAGCAATCTCATTGATAACTTGCCATAAGTCTGCTTCGATATTTGCTACTCCACGAGCTCTTTCAATAGAGAACATGCGGATTAAATCGATTCTACCATCATCTTTAAATCCACGGACAGTTACCCAGTGACGGTTACCCCAGTCAATACCTACAGAAATGAATCGATAATCTGCTCGGTTCGTTAAAGCTCTTGGAAGGTATTCCCGTTTGTTTTTGAATACATCGTCTGGTTGAACAGCTAACGCTACGTCTTGGTACGGGAATCCTAAAACGTAATTGTAGAAATGCTGCTTAGACTCCGAGTTAATCTCCTTACGTTTAATGTCATCTGCTGATAACCATACTGCATTTAGCTGAGAGATTAAGTATCCACGTTTACCTTGGTTGTTTAATGAACGGTCTGCGTATCGTGGCACCCATAAACCGTTGTACCATCTATCTAACGGAGCTTTACACTTCTGACAGATGAAACGGTATGTGCCATCTCGCACTGTCTTTGCAAGTGTATCAACACCAGATGGGTCTAAACACTCTACGTTTAAATCGTAATCTATTTCTTGTGTGTAATTACATGCGTCGCACTTATGCATATAAATACGTTGGTCTGACTCTTCAAACAATTTATGAATACCGTAGTTCGGTACAGTTGGTGTTGACCATCTACGCATAATCTTGAACTGAGATGACGCCATCGACTCTATAGCAGACTGCTCAGCTGAAGCTGGTACACGGTCGTACTCATCCATAGAAAGGTAGTCAATATCGATACCCTCTACCGCTGCTGCTTTAGAACTTGAACGGAAGATTAAGAAACTATTTCTAATTTTCTTTTTATCTAGTGAATCTACGTAAGGGTCCGTGATAGAACCATAGTATCCGGAAGCTAGTAACGGATTTATACGCGTAGATACAAAGTCTTTCATCTGTCTGTTCGTTGGGAACGTATACAGACATTTAACACCTGCGTAACTGTGGATGTCCGCGAAGTGCATCATTTCACCTACACCAACCTCAGACAGTCCTAACTGACGAGATTTGATTACGGCTTTATCGGGGTGGGTATCATTAATGATGTCTACCTGCCAAGGACGGTGAGCTTGTTTCCTTGCAGCATCTTTACCTGATACGTGGAATGTAATTGGATGTGACTTAACACTATGATTCTTCAATAAATAGGAAGAACAGTTTACCATTGTTAGTATATATGTTAGTTCTTCCTTTGTCAAGTCTGTTCTACCAAATGTCTGTTTTGCTATCCTTTGGATTAATTCTCCGGTGATGTTGCTCAATACGTTTCAACTCCTCAAGTGTATCTTTATAATGTGGCTCCGGTACGTCTGCCAGTACCTTCGTGAAGTCGCTAGGAGTAATTTCCGACAGTCCCATCGCTCTTGATTTCGTAACAGACTTGTACTGCGTCACATCATCGTCATCTAAAATGTTAATTTGCCAAGGTCTTTCCATTAGAACGTCTCCTCATTCTCAGTATTTTGTGCAATGTCCATATCGCGAATCATCTTAGCTACGTCATCATCTTGCAAACTACCAATATCGATTCTTTCTTCTCCATCAGCATCTGTAGCAATTAATGTACCTTCTCGAACAAAGTCATCTACAACTTTCTCCTGACGCATATTAAGCTCTGGTAAAGCACCTGACTTGTTCTGACCAGCCATAATATCCTCGATACCATTTAACTCTTTGAACACCGCGAACGCTCGTACAGCATCTGCTACGTTATCAATCTTGATATCTCCATTTGATACTCGATTAGCAAACTGTAACATCAACTCCGAGAATCCTAAGTTAAGGCTCTGACGAAGTTCCTCTTGTGCATCGAACAAGTTGTTCTTAGTCTTCATATTTCTTTTAATGTTATCCACCATTGCCATCTTCTAGTTCTCCTTTCTTTTTAAGGTACCTGTAGCAGCTCTGGACATCTTTGCAAACATTTAGAGATATATAGGACTCTATTTTGCAATGGAAGTGTGTGACCGCCGTTACGTATTTCTGCTTTTCTGGGGAGAACTCAGCTAATGCTCTCCCGCAAGCAGAACATATGCGAGGTGTGTGTACTCGCTTGTCACCTTTATTAAAACTATTCCTTGTCTTAGCGATACTGAACAGGTACTTCCTTTTCTTTAATACTTGTTGCTTACTCTGCATTTAAAAATAGAATGAACGGCTCATAAGCAGGTAATACACTTTCTAAATACTCTTCGTACGAATTCTCATTTTTGAGTATCGCATTTGCATATGTGAACGGAAGTTCCAGTACCATCTCAGCTAGTAAATGGTCTAGCAGTTCCGTTGTATAATTTAATCCTTCACGAACAACTGCGCTCTCTAGTTCTACATCATACTTGTGAAAAATATCTCTAACAGTTTTAGCTTCCTTGCCTTCAGTGTGTGGTTTATTGTAGTAATCGACAGCCATCTTTGTCATAACAAGTGACAAGACAAGTTTATAATCATTCTTAATTTTGCAG